CCCTCTGAGCCGGTAGGTACTCAATAGACACCTGCTGGTAACAAGCTCGACAGGAGAGCACTTATGACTTCCGACATTCATCGTTATCGCTTCGCTTCATCCGTTGCTTTCGAGGATATCGAGGCAAATTTGATCCTAGCGATTTTCGCAGCCGAAAGTCTGCACGGGGAATGCGAGGTTCGTCTTGATGCTTCTCACGCTGTCGATGCCCAGCAGAGAATCTGTGTGATCGATGCCAGCACGCAAGTTGGACGGGACATCAATCGTCTCTTCACCGGTTTCGTCCTGCGTGAATTCGGGCCTGATTCTTTTCGCGTTGAGCGAATCGATCACTACGTCGCCCGTCAGCCCCAAGAGGTTCATTCATGAACATCACCCATGTATGGAAACGTGCAGGTGGGGCTGGCGGTCGCGACATCTCTTGGAATGACATTCTCATTCGTGAGTCATCCGACCATTACCACGCTCAAGCCAACAAATACCTAAGCAGCCATCGCCTTTCGGCGTTTCGTGAGTGTCCACTTCTGTATCGAAGATGGCAACTTGGCGAGGTTGTTGATGAAGATCGGCCTGCCTATGTGCTGGGCCGTGCCGCTCATGCTTTGATCCTCGAGGGATTGGACGTATTTCAAAAACAGTACGTCGTCGGTGGTCCCATCAATCCGAGGACGGGGTTGCCATTTGGAGCAAATACCAAGGCTTTCTCCGAATGGGCACAGCAGATCGACAAAGAGGTTTTGTCGCACGATCAAGCCAGGATCGCCAAGCAGATGAATGATTCCATACGGTGTCATCCGCTGGGCGCAGAACTACTGGCACGCGGGATTCCCGAGGGAGTTATTCGCGCCGAATACCGTGGGATCCCTTGCCAGATTCGACTCGACTGGGTCGCACCTGAATACGGGATCGTCGACCTGAAAACATCGGACAACCTGACTTGGTTTGAATCCGATGCTCGCAAGTTTCATTACTTGCATCAATTGGCTTTCTATCGATCCGTCGCTGCAGAAGCGACTGGAGAGTTGCTGCCTGTTTACTTGATTGCTGTCGAGAAACGCGAGCCATTTCGCTGTGGCGTGTGGTTGGTGGGTCAAGACGTATTGGGTGCAGCGCAGCATGAAAACGAGGAAGCGATGGCTCGCTTGCGTCATTGCTTAACGACCAACGATTGGCCGACCGGCTACGAATCACTCCGGACGTTCGACTGGATGTGATTTTGAATCCTTGAACCCCAACCCCATCCCAATATTGCATCCGGAGAACCTTTGTGAGTGCACCAACTGTCGACCAACAAGTCTCCCTGGCATCTGCGGTTCGTCAGTACCTCAGAGCGTCCGAGCGCTACGAGCAAGCCACCGACGAGTTCAACAAAGCTTGCAGCGACATTCGAGCACACGATCTGCGTGAGGTTCGATTAGTCGTTCAAGCGAACTATCGGCACTGGTTGCTTGAGATCAATGCGCAGGGGGATTTCGAAGTCGAGCAAATCCAACTGATTTGAACCTGTAAACCCACCCTTTTTCTAACCCTAACTTGCATCAAAGGAATTTGCATGAACATGCTGAATCGAATTGAACGCGGACGTGCTTCGCGCCCTCCGAGGCTTTTGCTCTACGGCGTGGAAGGAATCGGCAAGAGCAGCTTTGCGTCCTGCGCCCCACATCCGATTTTCATTCAAACCGAAGACGGTCTGGATGAGATCGATTGCGATAAGTTTCCCTTGGCAATGACACTCTCGGACGTCATGGGATCCCTTACGGCACTCGGCACAGAGCAACACGAGTTTCAGACCGTGTGCATCGACAGTCTCGATTGGCTCGAGCGATTGATCTGGGATCGAGTCTGTCAGGACTTCGGTGTCAAAAGCATCGAAAAAGCCGACGGTGGTTATGCCCGAGGGTACATGCACGCTCTGACGTACTGGCGAGAGATCGTCAGTTGCCTTACCGAGCTTCGCAACCAACACCACATGGCAGTCATTCTGATTGCTCACTCGAAGGTGGAGAAAGTGGAGGATCCACTGACACCATCCTACGATCGCTACTCCCCGAGGCTGCACAAACATGCTGGAGCCTTATTGGGTGAATGGGTCGATGCGATCCTGTTTGCTCACTGGAAGTATCGCACTCGCAGCGAGGATGCCGGCTTCGGACGCGAACGGAGCATTGCCGTCCCGATCGGGGCCAACGGAGAGGACCGAGTTCTGCGAACGGTGGGAAGCCCCGCATGGGTCGCAAAAAACCGATTCGGTCTTGCACCGGAAATCCCTCTTTCATGGCATGCATTTGCCGAGAGCTTGCTCGCCGAACCAGCAGCTAAATAACACCAACAGATCAGCGACTAAACCCCTTTCATATCCATCAGCAAAACGAGGAAAAACCATGGCGAATCTCACCGGATTTGACGCTAACCAAATCGAACCAACTTCCGACTTCGAGCCGCTTCCAGCGGGCAAATATGTGGCGATGATCACAGAATCAGAGCTCAGGCCTACCAAGTCAGGTGTCGGTAATTACCTGCAACTGACTTTCGAGATCATCGAAGGACCGTGCAAGGGCCGGCTCGTATGGTCGCGACTCAATCTCAATAACCCAAACCCCACCACAGTTCAGATCGCGCAGCGTGAGCTGTCCTCGATTTGCCGAGCCGTGGGAGTCATGACTCCTAGCGATTCGGTCGAGTTGCACAACCTCCCGTTGGAGATCTCCGTGAAGTGCAAGCGACGCGAGGACACCGGAGATGTGACCAATGAGATCAAGGGTTACTCGAGGAAAGAATCGGTCAAGGGACAGTCGCAGCAGTCCGCTACGAATACTCCTCCCTGGCGAAGGTAATCGGCCCCTAGCATCGGATAAGCACTTGTGTTTGTCCAATTCGAAAGCTCGGAGAAAAAACGATGATCAACTTCGAATTACCGTTCCCACCAAGCATTAACCATCTTTGGCGTCGAGTCGGTAATCGCACGTTGCTCAGTAAGCATGGGAGAGCATATCGAGCGCGGGTCTGTGCGTTGCTGCGGGGCATGAAGCCCTTGTCAGGCAATCTCAGTGTCGCGATCGATATGTATCCTCCCGACCGGCGTCGAAGAGATGTGGACAACATTCAAAAATCGTTGCTCGATGCATTGATGCATGGGGGCGCATATCACGATGACTCGCAGATTTCAAAACTCACGATCGAGCGTCGTGAGGTTTTCCCTGGTGGGAAAGTGCTGGTGCGAATCGATCAATACGCTCCAGCCGATTGAGAACGATTTGTTTGGCTTACGCTACAAGGAACAGGTCCGTTGATCTTACGACCATATCAGCAAGCAGCGATCGATGCTGTTTATGATCACCTGCGAAACAGGGATGACAATCCTTGCGCGGTGATTCCAACAGCAGGGGGTAAGACTCCGATCATGGCAACGATTTGTCGTGATGCGGTCGTTCAATGGAACGGACGTGTGCTGATCCTTGCCCATGTCAAAGAGCTTCTGCAGCAAACCGCTGATAAGCTCTCTACGGTGTGTCCTGAGGTGAGCTTTGGTATCTATTCTGCTGGTCTAAAACGCAGAGATACAAACAATCCAGTGATCGTCGCTGGTATCCAGTCCGTCTATCGCCGCGCGTGCGAATTGGATGCCTTTGATTTGATCCTAGTCGATGAGTGTTTCGAGGAAGGGACTCTCGTAAAGACACCGACGAAAGATGTACCAATCGAAGACATCCAACCCGGCATGTACGTCTGCCATGCATTAGGCATTGGAAGAGTTAAAGCAATCTCCGCGCGGATTGCAAGTGAAACTCTAACTTTGGAATTCTCAGATGGAACAGAAATTCGCTGCACACCAAACCACCCCTTTTTCACGGATACCGGATGGGTCAAAGCCGAAGCCTTGGACGTCGGAACGATGGCGTTTAGCTTTGAAACGATGCGAATGTTGCGGGAAAGAATTTCGTCCCTGGACGAAAACTTTGAGCGATGGAAAGCTTCGGGTGCAACAAGAGAAACTGTGGATGAGGCAACGGTTTTGCTCAATCTCCT